ATAGGCAGTTTGAAGTGATAGCTAACCGCTATGCTTTTTACAATGACAACGAATGGGAATTTGAAGTAGCGGATAACTCGGTTTACGTTGCGGATCATTACCGAGGCGAACAGATAAGATATTAAGAGTAAACTTTTTTTCATAGAGTTTTTGTTTGGTTAGTTAATTCGGGAAAGGGGTGATCGATACAAGGATCGCCCTTTTCTTTTTAAAACACTTTCATGAAGCCATTTTTAGATTTATTTTTGATCGCCATGATGTTTTTGGCAGCCCTTTACATTAGCTTAGGGCTTTGGCATTTAGCCACTCAATTTGCACTTTTATTTTACTAAACAATGGAAAAGCTAAATATAGCGGCGATAAAGCCGAATGAAGAAAACCCGCGATTTATTACCGATGCGAAATTCAAAAAGCTGGTGAAGTCAATAAAAGACTTTCCGGAGATGCTTGAGGCGCGTCCTTTGGTGATTGATGAAGATAATGTAGTGCTGGGCGGAAATATGCGCTTAAAAGCGCTTAAAGCAGCTGGTATCTTCGAAATACCGGTCAAAAGAGTGAATGGCTGGACTGCCGAGCAAAAAAAGGAGTTCATTATCAAAGATAATCTCGGTTACGGCGAATGGGATTGGGAACTGGTGGCAAACGGTTGGGATGCAGAGCAACTTGAAGATTGGGGGCTTGATATACCCAGCTTTGAAATAGAACCCGAAGCTGAAGCGGTTGAAGATGATTACAGTGAACCGGATGATTTAAAGGTTGATGTAGTTCTTGGCGATTTGATTGAAATAGGTCAGCATAGACTTTTGTGCGGTGATTCTACCGATTCGGATCAGGTGGATAAACTTATGAATGGCGAAAAATGCAATCTTTTAACAGACCCGCCTTATGGTATAAAAGCAAATAAACAAACGCTTGGAACTGGTAAAAAAGAATTTTACAGGGGTGAAAATTGGGACAATGAAATTCCAGATTTTTTTTATGTTTTGCAGTTAACAGATAAATCAATTATTTGGGGCGGTAATTATTTCACCGATAAACTTCAACCAAGCAACGATTGGCTTTGTTGGCACAAAAAAAATGATGGTTTAAGTTTTAGTGAATTTGAATTGGCTTGGACTAATTTGGGTAAAAATTGCAGAATAATTTCACACCACTGGGGAGGAGAAGAAAAAATTCACCCTACAATGAAACCAATTAAAGTGATGGAATGGTGCATTTCGTTTTTAGACAAAAAGCCCATTTTAGATATATTTCTTGGTTCGGGCTCTACAATGGTCGCAGCACACCAACTTAACCGGAAATGCTACGGTATGGAACTCGATCCGAAATACTGCCAAGTGATCATCGACCGAATGGCAAAACTTGATGAAACCCTAAATATTAAAATCAATGGAAAACCATACAAAACAAAAGCTGATTAATTACTACACTGAACTCGAACAAATAGCAATCGACCCAGTACACAAAGCGTACGCTGGTTTGATGCTTTATCGACTTAAAAGGGATATTAAATTAAGTTTCTTTAAAAGTTCAAAGCCGATATACGACCCGTCAAAGAAAAAAATGTACGAGAACATTCCGCACGCCGCCAAAGCATACGGTATATCAAATTCCAGCATAGAGAGGAATTTCGAACAATATGGTTTCGTAAGAATTTAAAAACGTGGAAAAGCCTCTACAAAAGTATTGGCGTAATTTTTGAATAACTTTGCGTTATGAACCATCAAAATCCAACACTCAAAAAAGCAATGCTGGAAGCCCTTGAGAAATCTTTGGGCGTAGTTTCAACCGCAGCTAAAATTGTTGGCATAAACAGATCAACTCATTACGACTGGTTGGTGAATGATGAAGAATACGCTCAGGCGGTTTCAGATATTGAAAACGTAGCCTTGGACTTCGCAGAATCAAAGCTGTTCAAGAATATCGAAAAGGCTAAAGAAGCCAGCGTATTTTTTTACTTAAAGACAAAAGGCAAAAAACGAGGCTATATTGAACGTCAAGAGATTCAACACGAAGGCGATATAAAAAGCACGATCATTGAATGGAAGCCAGCAGACAAAGAAGAACAGTAGAACAGAAATGCAATCGCCAATTTTACGATTTACTCAATTCCACTAAACGCTTCAGAGTTCACCAAGGCGGAACGCGCTCGGGTAAAACCTATGCCATTTGCCAATACATTGCCTACCTCATCACTTCATCACCTAAGCCGCTTACCATTTCGATCATTCGTAAAACACTACCAGCACTCAAAGGCTCGGTGATGCGCGATTTGATTTCACTGCTTGAGCAAACGGGAATCTATTGGCAAGGCGAACACAATAAATCCAGTAATGAATTCACCTTTAACGGGCATTTAATCGAGTTCTTGTCGATTGATGATAGCCAAAAGATAAGAGGGCGGAAGCGTGATATAGCCTTTTTAAACGAGGCGAACGAACTGACTATCGAGGATTTCCGCCAAATAAATATGAGAACAACCGATTCAGTTATAATGGACTTTAACCCATCAGATCCGGTACACTGGATTTATGAGGAAATAATACCGCGCGAGGACTGCGATACTTGGATAACGACTTACAAAGACAACAAATTCCTTCAGGCGGATATTGTCAAAGAGATTGAGCGGATGCGCGAGCGTGATCCGGACTATTGGCGCGTCTATGGTGAAGGGCAGCAAGCTGTATTCTCTAAGCGACAGATTTTTGGTAATTGGACTTTTATTCCGCGATCAGAGTTTCCGCAGTTCAATGACGTGGTGCTTGGAATGGACTTTGGATTTACAACCGATCCGACAGCGATTGTTGAGGTGGCTAAAGTGAATGATAAAATCTATTTGAATGAGGTGCTGTACAAAACAGAAATGACCAATCAGGATATTGCTGGTTTTCTAAAAGAAAACAATTACAATCAAACGCTTTGCTTTGCAGATAGCGCAGAGCCTAAAAGCATTGAGGAACTACGAAGGCTTGGCGTATGGATAAAAGAAGCTATAAAAGGTCAGGGATCAGTCAATGCCGGTATTTCACTGCTTAAGGAGTTTGATATATTCGTCAGCTTGGAATCCAAGAACATTTTCAAAGAATACAGGGGCTATATGTGGACTGAATTAAAAGATGGCACTATCATAAATAAGCCCGTTGATAAAAACAATCACTTGATGGACGCGATTAGATATGCGGTTTATTCGCAGTATTCAAAGCGCACCGAGTTCTTTGTTATTTAATTTTTACTTTTGTTATTGAAATTTTTAGTAAATGGCTACACTTTTAGATCGGTTTAAGGCGCTACTGACAAAGAACCAACAATCAACCAATGAAGCCTATAACAGGGCGATATACAACTACCTCGGCGATACCCTTGTATGGAATCCCGAAAACGATGATACGTTCATCAATAAAGGCTACCGATATAACTCAACGGTTTACGCCATTGTGAACCTGATCACAAAAGCCGCCTCAACGATCCCTTTTGTCGTTTACGAAGTGCAAAAGGAAAACGACCTTGCACGATACAAAGCGCTCACCTCAAGCGGGTTCGATGCCTCGGTTATGCACAAGGCGCAGCAGCTTAGAAAGCACGCGCTGGTTGAATTAGAACACACCGAACTTCACGAAGTTTTAAAGCGCCCAAACCCAGCGCAATCATACAACGCTTGGCTTCAGGAGATAATCGCCTTTGGTAAATTAACGGGCAACCGATATATTTTTGGAATTGCACCCGATACAGGAATAAACAAAGGCAAGTACAAGGAATTGTACGTTTTGCCATCGCAGAATATGGAGATTCACTCGGGCGGTATTATGCAACCCGTAAAGGAATATACCCTTAGCTATAACGGAACGTACAAAATAGCCGCTGATGATATTTGCCACATTGCAGACTTTAACCCGTATTACGATGGCACAGGCTCACACCTTTACGGGATGTCGCCACTGCATTCAGGGTTAAGGGTTTTGCAAGCCAACAACGAAGCGGTTACCACTGGCGTTAAATACCTTCAGAACCAAATGGCACGCGGGGTGCTAATGAGCGAAGAAGGCGATCTAAACGAAGAACAAGCCCGTATGCTAAAAGAGAAATTCAGACAGCAATACCAAGGCACAAATAATTCAGGCGATGTAATTATCACACCGAAGAAACTCAGCTGGATTAACTTCGGGCTTTCGACTTCAGACCTCAGCC